GTGGAACAGAATCTTTCCCTGGTGAATGATGAAGTTCCAATGTTGGGAAGTGTGACGAATGGCTAGCAGAACGGTCAATTTATGGCAATACTTACCGCCATTCCTGAAACAATTTCGTGAACTGGAAATGCTCCTGGATTCGGAACAGATCGAATTTCAGACACTGGTTGAAAACACTGATAAAGTTCTGGCTGAACCATTCATCCTGACAGCTGATGCAGATGGAATCAAAATCTTTGAAACCATGATGAATCTGTTTCCTGATGAAGATGATGATCTGGAAACCAGAAGAATGAAGGTACTTTCACTTTGGCACAATAACATTCCTTACACCTTCTTCAATCTTTTGAACACCATTATTTCCATTCAGGGGAACAGAAATGTTTCAATGTACTATGATCCTGAAAACAGGTACATTTTGCACATTGAAACCAACATGGAAAAGCCTGGTATGGTTGAAACGCTGGAAAAAAGCATTGTGAAAATGATTCCGGTCAATATCCAGGTGATTTCAGAAAATCATTTTGAAGGAACTGAAACTGAAGGAAATGCTTATATTTCTGCTGGCGCTTCAATCAGCGGAAACATCTTCCTGACAGATGATCTGATCGGGATCATATCTTCCAGCCTGGAAGGAAAAGAAGCCATTGGAACGAGTGAATCTGAAAGATTCTTTATCACGGATGATTTCAGGAAAAATCTTGATTCTGAACTGATCGGAAATGCAGCGGTCGGATTTGGAATCAGCGGTCAGATTTTCCTGACGGATGATCTGAAAGCAAACATTGATTCGAGCGCTGATCTGAAAGGCAGCGTTGGAAATACGGTTACAGAAACTATTAAACTTTGAAGGGAATGAAACTATGGAACTCAGTACATTTGTTATTACTGGTAAAGGTCAGGCACTGATGGCAAAACTGCTTCAGGGGCATGGAACAGCGGTTTTTACAGCCATTAAGCTGTCAAGCACTGCATATATTGATGCTGATCTTCCGTCACTGACTAATCTGACCAATATCAAGCAGAGCGCAGCCATTACCAATAATCAGATTATCAGCAACACGCACATCCAGATTGAAGCGGCGCTTGATAATACCGCTCTTACTGCCGGATATACCATCAATACCGTGGGTATCTATGCGCAGGATCCTGACGAAGGTGAAATCCTGTATGCAGTGTCCAGGGCGATTACTGCCGGATATATGCCGGCTTATAATGGAATCACGGTTTCCGGCGCCACTTTTAAGTTCGTGATCTCGGTCGGAAACGCTTCACAGGTGACTGTGACGGTGGATCCTGCCGGATATGCATCTATGAGCGACATTAACCGTCTGGATGATGAAATTGATGATATCAAAGGATTCATCGGTCTGGTTGATGACGGAATCTATGGTGTTGAAGTCGATTATAAGAACCGGACTTTCAAGCGCTTGGGGGATGCTGTCGGGATGACGGAAGGAACTGATTTTGATTCCATCGTTCCCTGGCAGCGGAAACGCTGCATTGTTACGGACGGCGGTGTGATTCTGGCCTACTATGGTGAAGCTGGATATACTGAAACCGGAGCTTTGACACAGGCAATCACCATTGGTGAAGATGACAGCGCTGTCACATATGCGGTCGGAACCAAAGTTCAGGTAATGGTCTATCAGCCGAAATTCTATTATCGGGTGGTTCCGATTGAAACTGACAAGATTGTGAACGGTAAGGGTTCCCATCTGCGGAAAGCCAGATACTATGTATCTCCTATCATGCGGAACGGCTTCAAGCTGCATCCGGCATTCAAGTATAACGGAATCGAACAGGACTATATTCTGATCGGCGCTTATGAAGGTTCCCTGTATGACGTTTCCGCTTCTACCTATATCCTGGATGATTCACAGGTTGCGGATTTCAGCAATGATATGCTGTCTTCCATTGCCAATGCAAAGCCGATTTCCGGACTGACTCAGAATCTCACCAGAGCCAATACCAGAGCGCTGGCAGCTAAACGTGGATCCGGATGGATGCTTCAGGATGTGAACAAAGTTTCTGCCACTCAGCTTCTGTTCCTGATCGAGTATGCCAATTTCAACAGCCAGTCTAAGATTGGTAATGGTGACGTTTCTAAAACCGATGATGGATCCACCAATATGGCTGAAATCACAGGTGCAACAACGAACCTTGGAAACGGATCCGGTGCGGTCACCAACACCAATGGTTACCAGATGGTTTCCTATCGTGGAGAAGAAAACCTTTGGGGGAACATCTGGAAGTGGATTGACGGCATGAACATCAAATCCCTTGGGAATTCGCTTCCTCAGGATATGTTTGTTGCTGATCATGCTTTTGCCGATGCAACCTATTCCGGCGCTTATGTTGACGTTGGATTCAGTGTTTGTCCGGTCACTGGATACGTGAATGCAATGGGATATTCTGAAGATCATGATTACCTGTTCATTCCGTCTGAAACCAATAATGGTGCCAACAGTTCAATCCCTGTCGGGGATAATTTCTGGTGCAATTCCGCAGCTGCTGGTGACAGGGTCGCTAGGTTGGGTGCGAGTTGGGATAGTGGTTTGATTGCCGGGTTGTTCCGCTGGGCTGTGGGTGACGCTCCTTCGTTTCGTTATCGGTATGTCGGCGGCCGGCTGGCGTATGTGCCTAAAACGGCTTAATCAGTAATGGTAATCATCTGCTCTGTAATCTGTGGGATGCAGAGCGGATTTTTATAGGCGATTCCATTGAACACGTTGAATTAGGGTGTTAACACAAAACCAATTTGTTCAGTTAGTGAGTCACTAAATTGGGTACGAATTGGAATAATGGTTTGAATACCAGGTTGTTCAACTGGAATGTGAATAACACTCCTTCGAATCGTAATCGGAATATCAGCAGCCAGCTAGCGAATGTGAGACTCACGCAGAGTGAATCTAGCGGAAATGGAAAAGCCTTGGCTCTTGCCAAAACATAACAAGCATTTATCGGACTGTGTTGGTAATCGTATTCTTATATAAACCATTTTGAGATTGAGAATATTGATGAAGACTCGGTGCTTATTCTCACATACTCCGATATTTAAAGGGCGTGTATGAAAGCATATTCTGGATTATGGGATAAAATCATCTCAAAGAAAAACCTGATGCTTGCGCATAAGCATGCAAAGAAGGGCAAAGGATGGTATGAAGAAGTTCAGATTGTAAATTCGGACATCAAGAACGGTGGATCCATGATTGAAGATTTACGATTGTCACTGATCAACCATACCTATAAAACGTCAAAATATCGAAAGCAGAAGCGCAAAGAAGGAAAGAAAATCAGGGATCTGTATAAACTGCCATACTATCCGGACAGAATCGGACAGTGGGCAATTATTCAGGTGATTGAACCGATTCTGATAAAGAATCTGATCTTTGATACCTATTCAGCGATTCCAAAGCGTGGAATTCATCGTGGACTGAAGCGGATCAAACAGGCAATGTATCATGACGTTAAAGGTTGCCAATACTGCCTGAAAATTGATGCAGCACATTATTATCAATCCATCAATCATGAAATTCTGAAAGACAAGTTCAGAAGGGTTTTTAAGGATCCTGATTTGCTTTGGGCCGTGGATGAAATCATTGACTCCATCTGCACTGCAACAGATGAAGATCTTGAACGGTTATCACAGCTGAAACCGATTAACAGAATCGTTCTGACAATGTTTATCAGAGGGCGTAAAGAGTCACCAGAAGAGCGTGAACAGCGGTATCTGAATTCAGGCGTTGGTCTTCCGATTGGAAATTACTTCAGCCAGTATGGCGGTAATTTCTATTTTTCGGATTTTGATCATTATGTGAAGGAAGAGCTGCATGTAAAGCACTACTATAGATACATGGATGATATTGTGTTCCTGGCTGAAACAAAGGAACAGCTGTGGACGATTTTGGAACAGATCGATGACTACTTTCAAACCAGGCTTAGAATCACGATAAAAGACAATTATCAGATCTTTCCTTCCTATGTTCGTGGAGTCGATTTTCTGGGATTCAGAGTATTCCATAATTTTACGCTTTTGAGGAAATCAACCTGTCTTGGATACAAGAAAAGAGTTATCAGAATCAGGAAGAAATTGGATGCTGGAATTTCTATGAGCTATTCAGATTTCTGCTCATTGAATTCTTATAAGGGATGGTTGAAATCCTGTGATTCCGAAAGGCTTCAAATGAAGTACGGATATGCTTTGGAACACGAAAAGCGGTTATATAAACTGAAGAATATCAAGAGGTGTGTAAAATGATCAATCACGGAAAAACACAGAGTTTGTTTACTCCTGATCCGGTGCAGATCTTGGAAACCACTGTTATGGTTGCAAAAAACATCCGGGAAATTGAACTGGTGGATGAAACCGGAACACATACCGGATTTGAATTTGATCTGATCCAGTATGAGAAGGATGAGTATATCAAGCTCATGGATGAAAAAAATGCTGAACTTGAACAGTCTCTGACTGACACTCAGCTGGCGCTGTGTGACGTTTACGAAATGATTGGAGGATAATCAAATGGCTAAAGTGTACGCTGATCTGATCATGAAAGGACTCAAAACGCTGGATGATGTTCCTGAAAAGCTGCGTGAAGAGGTTCGTAAGATTCTGGAAGAGAATCATTGAATTATTCAAACTGTTCATTGAATTATTGAGAGGGGAATTGGATATGGCTGTTATCTATGCAACGCTGATCATCAAGGGATACAAGAAGTTTTCTGAGGTTCCGGATGCGCTGAAGGAAAAAGTTCGTGAAATCCTGGAGCAGCTTGAAGTTCCTGAACTGATCAACACCTGATTAACCTGATCCGTTCAAGAAGGATGATTAAGATGTTAAGTTCAGCTGAAATCACCATTTTGGTGAGTGTGATATCTGTATGTGTGGCTTTTTACTTTGGGCTGAGAAGCCAAAAACGAACTGACAAAGCTGATCTGAAGAAAGATGCCACTGAAATGACAACTGTAATTGTCAAGCTGGAATATATCGGAAACGGAATCAATGAAATCAAATCCGATATGAAGGGTATTAAAGGTGACATCACAGATCTTCAGGGGCGAATGATTCGGGTAGAACAATCGGTAAAATCCGCACATCACAGATTGGATGGAATCGAGGGGAAATACAATGAAGACAAAGATTAATCTGAAGTGGCTTCAGGCTGCTGCTGTCAGGGCAATTAAAACGGCTGCGCAAACTGCACTGACGATGATTACTGTTGGTCAGGCGTTCTTTGAAATCAACTGGGTGAATGTTCTGTCTGTCAGTGGTGTGAGTGCGATTTACAGTCTGATTACTTCCCTGGCCGGACTTCCGGAAGTACCTGAAGACGAAACCAACGCATGAATTTTTAAGGGAAGGTGAAAACCTTCCCTTTATTTTTGTTTAAAGGCGATGATTATTTGATCAAATACTCAGATGCAATTTCAATTGCCAGAAGCTTGCTGGGAACACCATATTCCAAATATGATTGTATCAATCTTCAGAAAAGAATCATCCGCATTGCTCCTGGTGGTAGTTCCAAATACCAGACAGCTGGAACAAATGCTTTGTGGCGG